GGGCGCGACAATCATCTGTCTGGGCACCGGGCCGAGTCTCATCCCGGCCGATGTCGACGCGTGTCGCGGGCGGGTACCCGTGATTGCCGTGAATGATGCGTGGCGGCTGGCGCCGTGGGCCGACGTGCTCTATGCGTGTGATGGCCACTGGATCGCGGCGTACGAGGGCGTGCCGGCGTTCCACGGCCGAAAGTATTCGCTGGCCGAGGAATATGGCAAAGGCCCGACGTGGGACCAGGATTATCCGGACTGGCACCTGCTGCGCCAGACCGGCGATCTGGGGCTCGAGCGCGATCCGGGCGCCGTGCGCACCGGCCGGAACTCCGGCTATCAGGCGATCAACCTCGCCGTGCATCTGGGCGCGGCGCGCATTGTGCTCCTCGGCTACGACTTGCAGCGGACGGGCGGGGCCGCGCATTTCTTCGGCGATCATCCGCCCGGGATCCGGCAACCGTCGCCCTTCGACGCGTTTCTGGCGTGCTTTCCGACGCTCGTCGAACCGTTAGCGGCGTGTGGCATCGAGGTCATCAACTGCACGCGGCAGACCGCCTTGACCTGTTTCCCCTGTCGGCCACTTGACGGCGTGCTGGCCTCGCTCGGCGCGGAGGTGCGCGCCTGATGGCGACCAGCACGACGCGGCGGGCCTCCGACGTCCGCTATATGAGCGATCCGATCGAAGGGCTGTATGTCCAGCACTGTCAGAGCGGCAGCGCCATCGCGGCGCATCTGCCGCGTCTCCGGCAACTGGCGCGCGGCGCCGCCCTCGCGGTCGAATTCGGGGTGAAGTGCGGCGCGTCGACGACGGCGCTGTTACTTGGAGCCGAGCGCGTCATCAGTTATGACATCAGCCAGACCCCGGAAGCCCAGGATCTGCAGGCGCTCGCCGGCGATCGCTGGAGCTATCGGATTCAAGATTCCCGGGTAGCGACTATTCCCGACTGCGATCTGCTCTTCATCGACTCGCAGCATTCGTACGACCAGATGATCGCCGAATTGATGCAACACGCTGATCAGGTCCAGCGCTGGCTCGTGTGCCATGACACCATCACCTTCGGCAGTATCGCCGCGATCGGGGAAACGGGGCGGCACGCCTGGACCTATCAGCCGGGCCAGTCGGTGCCTTTCGAGGCGCTCGGCATCCGGCCGGCGATCGATGCGTTGATGATCTCCGATCCCACGTGGCATCTCGCGGCCCATTACACGGAGAGTCACGGTCTCCTCGTGCTGGAGCGGCGGCGATGATGGCCTACATCGGCGATCTGAGTCGCGCCGATGCGACACTGCTGCAGCAGCTCGCGGCGCGGGCCGCCCGCATTCTTGAATTCGGCTGCGGTGCCTCGACGCAACTCTTTGCTGCCTATGGGCAGGACCGCGTCGAGTCGGTCGAGACCGATCCCGCGTGGATCGCCAAGACCGAGCGGCATCTCGCCGCCTTGCCTGATGCGCGGCCCGTCGTCTTTCACCGCTGGGAGAGCTTTCGGCCGGAGGGGCCGTACGACCTGATCTTTAATGACGGGATCGATCGGCTCCGCGAAGCCTTCGCGTTTGCGACGTGGCCGCATCTGCAGGTCGGGGGCGTCTGCTGTTTTCACGATACGCGGCGGACGCGCCCCCACGGCGGATCGGCGACGACGGATGTCCAGAACGTCTGCGCGCTCGTGGCGCGGCACGCCGCAGAGATCGAACGGGTCGAGCTCAATCGGGAGGCGTCCAATATCACGGTCGTGACCAAACGGGCGCCGCTCCCCTACGAAGACTGGAATGTCGTCGAAGGGCGCTCGCCGGCGCAGATCGGCCTCGCATGACGGTCCTCTATACCGCGCTCTTCGGGGGCAGTGATCGTTTGAAACCGGCGCCGCCCGGCCCCGATCGCGCGCTCTGTTTCACCGATCAGGCCGATCTGACGGGCGGCGGCTGGACGTTTGTCTATCAGCCACGGTCGGCGCAGCCGCGCGTCAGCGCCCGCCACGTGAAACTCAGTGCCGATGCGCTTTTTCCCAACGCCGACGTCTCGGTCTGGATCGACGCGTCCATCACGCTGACCGATTGGACGGGCCTGCTCACCGATGCTGGCGGCGCCGAGGTGGCGTGCCTCGCGCATCCGGATCGATCCACGTGTTACGCCGAAGGCGAGACGGTGATCCGGCTGCGGATTGCGTCGCCGGCGCGGATTCGGGAGGCGCTCGGCCACTATCGAGAGGCCGGCTTTGCGCCGCCGCGGCTCTCGACCACGGGGCTGCTCGTGCGGCGGCATACCCCGGCGGTGGCCGCGTTCAATGCGCGCTGGCGCGAACAGCTCGATCGCTACGGCACGAATGATCAAGTCCACGTCGATTATTGCGCGTGGCAGACGGGCGTGACGGTGCGGCATCTGCCGGGCGATTACCGCGCGAATCGGTACATGGTCTACGACCAGGTCGACCACCATGCGCGGCGGCGCCCGCAGTTTCTCCGGGAGGCTGAGTGTGTCCGTCATCTGGCGTGACGACGACGTCCTCCAGCCCGAGACGCGCGTCGCCGATCTCCTCGCGGTGGATGACTTGCTGCGCGCGCACGAGTGTCAGCACACGATTGCGATTCTGGCGTCCACCCTCACCCCGGACTTAGCGACGGTCATCAAAGAGCGCGGGATGGTGCCGCAACTCCACGGCTGGGCGCACGATGATCTGTCGGTCGATGACGCGGCGGTGGCGCAACTGCCACGCGCGCTCGAGACGATTGCCGCGGCGTGCGGCCATCGACCGACGGTGCTCTATCCGCCGTGGAACCGGGTCAGTCCCCGCCTCCTCGAGGCCGCCGCCAAATTGGATCTGGTGGTCTCCTGGGAAAAGCTCTCACTCACGCCGTTCATTCGACGGCAGGGCCGCTGTCGGCCGGGCACGGTCCTCAACTTTCATTACTGGCATGAACCGGATCGGATCGCGCTCGCGACGGCGCTGGAACTCTATGCGAATGGCGATCGAGGGCTGGCATGACGATCAGCCTGATCACGCCGACGGCGGATCGGCCGCTCGCCTTCGCCCTCTGTGAGCAGTACATGGCCCGACAGACGCTCGGGTATGACGAATGGATCGTGGCCGACGGCGGCCAGGTGCCGGTCGTCTGTACCCAGCCGCGCCAGGTGCATCTGACGGAGCGCCGGCCTCCGGGCGTCCTCAGCTTCTGCGGGAACCTGCTCGCCGCCCTCGAGGTCGTGACGGGCGACGTCATCGTCTGCATCGAAGATGACGATTGGGAAGCTCCGACGCATCTCGCCCAGCTCACCAGCCAGTTCGCGCCGGCGAGCGTTCTGATCGCGGGCGACGATCAGCAGCGGTATTACCACGTCGGCCATCGGTGCTGGCGCCGATTCGACAATGTTGGGGCCTCGCTCTGTCAGACCGCCTTTCGGCGCGAGTTGGTTCCACTCGTCCGCGCCGTCATTCGGAGCTGTCTCTTGCGCCAGAGTTACGGCATCGATGCGGCCCTGTGGGCGGCCGTGCCGGATTTACAGCAGCGGTCGTTGATCCGCCGCGATACCGTCGTTGGCATCAAAGGATTGCCCGGTCAGCGCGGGCTCGGCATCGGCCACCGGCCGGATGCGCAGTGGACGGCCGATCCGTCGTTGACGACGTTGCGGGCGTGGATCGGCGCGGACGCGGACACGTATGCCCCCTTTGCGAGGCAGGCCGCATGATTTATCCCGTCGTGCGCGCGTTTCTCCTCGCCGATAGCGAGATCAACGCGATCATCGCCAGCCGGATCTGGCCGCTGCGACTCCCCCAGCACCCGCAACTGCCAGCGCTCGTCGTCACGCAAGTAAGCGGGCAACGGGCGGCGATCCTCGACGGGCGCGCGCCGCTCGCGCATCCGCGGCTCCAGATCGATGCCTGGAGTCAAGAAGCGCCGGGCGTCTCCGCCTTCGAACAGGTGCATGGGTTGGCCGACTTGGTGCGCCTCCGACTCGAAGCGTACAGCGGCTATATGGTGGATGCGTCGACGTCACCCGCGACGCGCGTGCGGACCTGGGTCCACTTCGATGACGAACGGGAATTCTTTGAACCCGATGTCAATGGCGGATTTTGGCGCGTGAGCAGCGATTTCTTCGTCTGGCACCAAACGAATCAGCACTAAAGGAGCAGCCCGATGCCCGAAGTTACCGATACCTACTATGCCTCCGAGGGCTTCGCCGGCTACGGCGCGCAGCTCGAGGTCGGCAACGGCGCCAGCCCGGAACAGTTCGAAGCCGTCGCGTTCATCGACAAGATCACGCCCGGCAACATGTCGACGACGGTGCTCGATCGCACGCACCTGCGCAGTCCGAAGGCGCACATGGAAAAGCTGGCCGGCCTGCGCGACAGCGCCGCCTTCGCCATCGAAGGGCTCTGGGATCCGACCGATCAGAGCCAGTCGAATGCCGGCGGCGGCTCGAGCAGTTTCCAGCACGGCGGGCTGCTCTCCTTCTGGATTGATCGGAAGGAACGCAATTTCCGCATCGTGCTGCCGGATGGCTCGCCGGCGACGGTGTGGCCGTTCCGGGGGATCGTGACCAAATTCCAGCCGGGGGAAATCAGCGGCAATACGATGGTCCGGTTCTCGGCGGAAATCACGCCGGTCCGCGATTTCAGCGCCTCGCTGCCGTAAGCGCGTATGGCGAATCGCGAACGCGGTGAACAGCAGTTCGTGGTCGGCGACCAGACCTACGTCATGCGGCTGACCACGGCCGCCGCCTGCGAGGTCGAAAGCCGGAGTGGCAAAACGCTCCGCGATCTGCAACTCGGGGCGACGGTGCGGGGCAGCATCACCGATTCGTGTTGGCTGCTCTGGGCCTCGCTCCAGGATCATCACGCCGACACGGTGAAGTCCCTGAAGGACATTCATCGGATCGTGGATGCGGCGGGCGGCTTGGCCGCGATCAATGAGCAACTGGAGGCGTTCATGCGGTTGAACGCCGCCCCCGATCAGCCGGGCAACGGGAAGGCCCCGGCCGACCGCCCTCCCGACGCTCAGCCGACAATGCCTGGCGTCGACTCCTCATCGACGCCCGCCTCATTGGGCTGAGCAGCGAGGAATTCTGGCGCTTGTCGCTGCGCGAGCTCTGGAACGAACTGCGGGTCGCCCGCCGCCGGGACGAGCAGCAGCGGCAGCAGATCTGGTGGACGGCCGCCTTAACGCGGGTCAAAGACATGCCACGGCTCGATGAGTTTATCGGGCGACCGGCGGCGCGTCAGACCCTGGCACAGCAGCGTGTCGCCTTGATGGTGATCTTCGGGCACGGGGGACAGCGGAAGGCCTCATGAATCTCACGGGCACCCTGCGCGGCGAGGCGCGGCTCTATCCGATCTGTTGTGACGTGGATGCGCTCTGTGCGCTCGAAGCCATGCTCGCACGCCCGAGCGCGGAGATTCTCGCGGAACTGTACGGGCCGCATCCCGCGCGCGACACCGTGCTGGCGTTTTTTCAGGCGGTGCTCACCGAGCCCGTGGCCACCGCCGACGACCTGCTCGCGATCGTCGCGGACATCGGCGGGTTCCCGGTGCTGGCGCGCGCGTTCGACAATCCCGCGATTGCGGAGTTGACGTGATGGCCGAAGGCGTCACAACCACCGGTCTGGACGAGATGCGCCGCGCGATCGAGGCCTTGCCAGCGGCGGTCCAGAACGGCTTGCAGGAGGTCGCGCAGCAGACGGCGGCGCGCATCGCCACGCGTGCGCGCCAACACGTCCGCGTGCGCTCCGGCTACACGCACGATCAGATCGAGGTCCAGCACGATCCGCAGCGTCGACAATCCCTGATCACCGTCGGGCCGACCCCCTCGCATCCAGCGACGAAGGACCATCCGGCGATGCTGGCCGTGTGGCTCGAATACGGGACCCGCTACATGAGCGCCCATCCCTTCATGCGGCCCGCGAGTGATGCCGAGCAGGACCGCTATCGCCGCGATCTCGAAACCGCCAGCGCGGCGATCGCGGAGCAGGTCTTCCGCTAATGGCGACGATCACTAATACCGTCCGGTGGGCGACGAACGTCGACGAACTGAAACGCAATCTGCGTGAGGGCCTGGACCAAATCGAGGCGACGCGCGCGGGCGCCGAGAAACTGGTGCAGTCGCTGGGCGGCGACAAGCTGATCGCCGCCGCGCATCGCTACGCCGCGGCGGTGCAGGAAATCGGCGGCGTGGCCAAACTCACCACCGCGGAGCAAGCGCGCGTCAACACGGTCGTCGAGAAGGCGATCGAGAAGTATGAGGCGTTGGGCACGCGGGCGCCGAAAGCGCTCTACGAGCTGGCGGACGCCACCCAACAAGCCGAGCGCAACACGGGCGGCCTGACCGGCGCCTTCGGGCAACTCTTTGCCGCCTTTGAAGCGTCATCGATCGTCAATCGGCTGGTGAGCGCCGTCTTCGATTTTGGGCGCCAAGCCGTCACCACCGCCGGCACCTTAGTCGATCTCTCCAACAAGACCGGCTTGTCGACCGAAACCATCCAACGCATGCAGTTCGTCGCGAAGCAGAGCGGGACGGATATGACCGTCTTCGCGGACGCCGCCTTCAAGATGGGCGTCAACGTGTCGGAGGGGACGAAGAAGGCGCGCGACGGCGCGGAGGCACTGGGCCTGTCCTGGAAAGATCTGCGCGCGGCCTCGCCGGATGCGCAGTTCGAGATGGTCGTTCAAGCCCTCGAGCGGATGGAGGATCCGCAGAAACGCAACGAAGCCGCGGTCGCGCTGTTCGGCAAAACCGCGAAGGAGATTCTGCCGGCGATTGTGGATGGCTATACGAAAGTGGCAAAGGAGGCCACGGTCGCCGGCGATGCGCAGGTGCGGGCGCTCGATGCGGCGGGCGATGCGTGGGACCGCTGGAAGCAGCGCACCACGACCGGCTTTATCAACGTGCTCGGGTCGATGGCGCTCTTACGAGAAGCCAGCGCCGGCCTGACCGATGACGAAAAAACGTTCGTCCTGCAGACGCTGCAGGGCGAAAAGAGCATCGAAGCCTACGATGCCGCGCTGATCCGCTTCTATCTCGCCAAGCAGAAGGCGAAAGACATCCCGCTGACCGCCGACACGATTCCCTCCTCCTATGTGGCGGATCTGAAAGCGGCCCAAGCGGGCTGGGCCGCGTTGACCGCGACCGAGCGGGACGAAGTCTTCACCGCGTTGCAGCTCGGGAAGAGCCACGACGAGATCGTCAACAAACTGAATATCACGGAAGAGGTGCTTGCGGTCGGCCGGAAAGCCTACGAGGCGCACCAGGAGGCGATCCGCAAGGCCGGCAGCGAAGCCGAGAAGTACGCGCAGTCGTTGGCGAATCTCGGCACGATCGGATCCTCGACCGACCAGACACTCGCCAGCCTCGATGGGACCGTCGTCGAAGGGCTCAAGTACTACCTCGCCCAAGGCGCCAGCGTCGAAGATCTGGCCCGCGTCTATGGCCTGCTCGTCCCGCAAGTTGAGGCCGCCAAACGCGCCTTGAAGGACGAAGGCGACGCACTCAAAGAACTGCAGAAGATTCGCGGAGTGGAAGCGGGGATCCGGATCGATCCGAGCCAACTGGCGCATTTCGGCGAAGTCGTGGCGCCGGTCAGTCCCAGTCAAAAAGGCCTCGCGGACGCGCAACAGAAATACAGCCTCGAGGCGCGCGATCTTCGGATGAAAGCCACGTTGGATGCCTATACCTACGAGCAGGTGAAGCTCGGCGAGTGGGTACGGGACCAGAAGAAAGCGCTCGACGGCTTCGAAGGCGACCATGCCGCGGCCTATGCGGCCATCGATGCCGACGCGCAAGCGCGCTTCGCGGATTTGACCCGGGCGCATCAGCAGGCACTCGCGGAGATGGCCGAGCAGGAACAAACGTGGAGTAAAGGGTTCTCCGGCCTCCTGAGTGGCATTCCGTCGCTCCTCGCCCAATCGTTTACGGGCGGCGGCGGGTTGGCCGGATTTGGCCAGGCGATGACCAGTGGCATCGGCGCGCTCGGGGGCAGTCTGCTCACCAAGCCGTTGACCGGCCTGTTCAACAAGGCGGCGCCCGCACTGCTGAATCATTTCGGGATGACGCTCACGACGGCCATCGGCGGTGCGGTGCCCTTTATCGGGCCAGCGATCGGTGCTCTGGCGCCCGTCGTCATCGGCGGCTTCAAGAAACTCTTCGGCGGCGTCAGTGAGGAAGAGAAAAAGGGCCGCGAGACGGTGAAAGCCTTCGAAGCGCAGATCGCGTCGACCCTCACCGCCACACAGAAAGCCGAAGCCGGCGGCGAGGCATGGAAGATGACGGCCATTGGCGTCCGCGATGCGTATCTCGCGACGGGCCACAGTGCGGCGGAGGCCGACGCCGCGGTCAACCGGTTGTGGGCCTCATCGAAGAAAAGCGAGGCCGAACAGAAAGCGGCGGCCCAGGCCATCACCGACGTGATGGACCTCCAGAAGAAGGCCGCCGAGGCGCTGCCGGGCATCCTCAAGGACGTCACCGGCGGCATGAACGCGATCAGTAAGGGGACCGTCGGCGCCGTCAATGAGGCCGCGGCCGCGATCGACAAAACGAAGGAGGGATCGACCGAAGCCTTCACTAAGATTCGCGAATCGGGCGCCGAAGAATTCGATCGGACGGGGCGCCTCGCCGTCAGTGCCTTCAATGCCGCCATCGCCGGGGGGAAGAGTTTCGGCGAGGCGATGGACGACCTCGGAGCGACGTTCGATGATCTGACGAAGGCGCAAGGGACCTTCGGCTTCACCACGACCGCGAGTCTCCAGGATCTCCTCAACTTCAAAGCGTTCGCGTCCGGCCCGGGCAAGGAGGTCATGTCCACGCTCGACGGCGTGAACAAGATGATGGGCGGCCTGCAGAAGCTCGGGCTGTTGACGCAGGACGATTTCAACGATCTGGCCGGCATTGCGACCGACACGTTCCACAAGATGACGGCTGGCGGCGTTTCCGGTACGCAGGCGATGCGCGCCATGCAGCCGACGCTGCAGAAGCTCTGGGAGCTCCATCACGATCAAGGCCTCGAGATTGATGAGAACACCGGCAAACTTCTGACGGAGGCGGAACAGCAAGGCCTTGTCGGCGACAAGATGCGCGAACCCCAAGAGCGTATGCTGGAGGTCCTGCAGGCGATCGCGAAAGCCCTCGGCGCCGATCTCCCCGACGCGGCGGAGAAAGGTGCGAAAGGCGTTAAGGACGCGATCGACAAAGTGCCAACCCATGTCGGCGTGGAATTTGTCGGCACATTGACACCGCCGGACACGGCGGCGCCCGCACCCGCCGAAGCCCCGAGTTACGCCGCCCGCGGTGGGGTGGTCATGCGCACCGGTGTGCAGTACTTCGCGGCGGGTGGGCCGGTCGGGACCGACACGGTCCCCGCCTGGCTCACGCCCGGTGAAGGCGTCGTGACGGCAGCGGCGATGCGGGCGCTCGGCGGCGCCGCCGCGTTGGGTGTGCTGAATCACGCCGGCGTCTCTGCGGTGGCCAGCATGGACCAATTGACTGGCGCGGCCCGCGTGGCGTTGGGCTCGCTCGTGAAGCAAGTCGATGTACTCGTCGTGAAGACGGGCAAGGCCGCGCCGGGCGCGTTCACGGTACTCGCGGAGGCCGCGACAGACGCGAGTGGAGAGATGGAAGATGCGCTGCGACGGCAAGCCCTCACCGCCTTCGAGGATCTGTCCGCCCAGGCCGAGACCAAGACGCCGGAAGCGCTGCAGACTCTCACGGAGACGATGAAAGGCGCCTCAGGGGATATCGATGCGGATGTCGGGAAAGTCCAACGTGGCCTCAAAACGACCTTCGACGAATTCGGCCGCCGGGTCAAAGATGGCGCCGGCACGATGACGGATGAGATCAATAAGATTCCCCGGCACCTCGATATCGGGATCGATTACACCGCCAGCCCCATCCCTCCACCGGCCCCTGCGCCGACGCCTCCAGCCACGACGCCTGTTCCGACCGAGGATGGCGGCAACGCATACGCGTCGCTCGGCGGTCTGGTCACAGCGTTCGGGATTCAGCATTTCGATCTCGGGGGCATCGTGAAGGCGTGGCGGCTGCCGATGTTTCGCCCGATCGGCAACGATACGGTCCCGGCGATGCTCACGCCGGGCGAGTTGATCTTGAACGAACCGCAACAGTCGAAGATCGCCGACCTCCTCGCCGCCGGCGCCGAGGCCGCGAAGGGGCTGCTGGCCGGCGGCAAACAGGGACCGGCCGTCGTCCTGCAGGAGAAGTTCGAATTCAGTTTTGACCTGCGGACCATCGACGGCAGCGATCTCCAGCAAACGGTCGAAACGAAGCTGATGCCGCAGATTGTGTCGGTGATTGAAGATCGCCGGCGCGGGTACACGGCGCGTCTGCAGCAGGCGCTCGGGACGACATGACGCTGCTGACGACCCCGCCGTTCCTCGAGTATTGCTGGCCCGCAGATGATGTCGCCGGTGCCGTGACGCCCACGCTGGCCGCAGGCACGGCCTCGACGGGCTATCCGCCGGAGAACATCGGCAACCAGGATCCCGCGCTGCCGATGAAGGTCGAAGAAACGACCTTGCGGCTCGTGTGGGATTTCGGCGTGCCGGTGACGATCAAGGCTATCGTGCTCATTCATCAGAATTTCGATGCGGCCTTGGCGAACGTGAAGTTTCAGATGCACAGCGCGAATACGTGGACCGCACCGGCGTTCTCGCGCACGCTCACCATTCCGGCCTATCACGAAGATCGCTTCCCGGTGAACGTGTGGGCGGATCTCCGGGATGTGAATCCGTCCTATCGCTACGCGAGTCTCGCCGTCTTGACCGCGAACTCGGTGCCGTGCGCGATTGGGGAAGTCGTGCTGGCGCAGACGATCCGGGCACTCCGCGGCACGTTCGCCATCAACGCCGAAGAAGATGAAAGTCATCCGCTGATTGAGAACCGCACCGATGTCGGGGTCAGTACGATTTACAGCCACGGCACGCGCTGGCGCTGGGTCCGCGGCGATGTGACCGACGAAGGGAGCGTCGCCGAGCAGCTCCGCGCCTGGAACCGCGCGACGCTCGGCCGCGGCTTGCCCTGTGTGATCTGGCCCCATCTGGACGCCGCGGACGAACCGCTCTTCGTGCGATGGGAACAGGACAAACTGCCGCGGGCGCATCTCGCGCCGGATGGGATCAGTAAGTATCGACTCGGTTTCGAAGAGGTGAGTCGCGGGCTCAGGCCGACGCCCGCGGCGGTGTAACCACATGGCAAATCGCTTCATGGCCGGGTTCGACGATCACGACCTCACGACGATGGCCTACGAGTGGCAGTTAGTGAATAGCTCGGGGATCTCGATCGTCAGCGGTCGCGTGGGGAATTGCCTGCGCCTCTCCACGTACAACACCCAAGCCGTGGTCACGTGCTGCCCCGACGGCCAGCAGACGGTCACGATCGGCTTTGCGGTGCGGTTTGCCGACGTGTCGGCCTTTGGGGATGTCGGGTTCTGCCTGTTGGGGGATACCGCCGTCACGCATCTGATCTTGCGCCTGCTGAACGGCGGCAATATCGGCGTCTATCGGGCGAACGCGGGGCTGAACAATTTTGACCCGAGCGCCAGCACCCTGCTCGCCACGAGCACGACGGTGGCCGTGGCGAATACCTGGCTGTACATCGAACTGCAGGCCACGATTGACGACGCGGCGGGCGTGCTGAAAATCCGGTTCCAGGGGGCGTCGAGCGACGAGATTAGCCTCACGTCCCACGATACGAGAAATGGCAGCACGGCACTGGTTACGCGTCTCGGCTTCAGTGGCTTTCGCAATGGGATGACCAATAACCCGGTCAACGTCGACATCGATGACATGTGGGTCAACGATGCGAACGGGTCGGACTGCACCGGCTTCCTCGGCGACATGCGCGTCGACTTTCACCTGCCGGTCTCGGATGGGGCCGATACCGGCTGGACGCCCTCCACCGGGACGGATCATTTTGCGACCGTCGACGAGAATCCGCCCAACACGAGCGATTACAACACGGCGGCCAGCACGGGCCTGACCGATACCTTCCACGTCGAGAATTTCAAAAACAACGGCGCCGACATCCGCGCGCTGCAGATCAGTCTCATCGCGCAGAAAACCGATGTCGGGCCGTGCGCGCTCCAGACGGTGATTCGGGAAAGCGGCAGCGACAGCGCGAGCGGCACGGACCTCTATCCCTCGACCACCTGGGCGGCGCTCTGGCAGAACTACTCGCTGGCGAGCGCGGATGCGAAGCGGGCGGCGGCCGGGTTCAATGCCGCGGAGTACGGCGTGAAGCGGACGATCTGAGATGGCCGACGCCCAGGTCACACGCGAGGTCGTCCGCACGCTCTCGGAGCAGGCGAGCCCGGCGGCGGTATCGCGCGTGGTGGTACGGGCGCTCTCGCCGTACGACAGTCAGCCGGCGCGCGTTGCGCGGGCGGTGGTGCGGACGCTCTCAGGCCTGCCCGAGCCGGCCCGCATGACACGGGTCGTCGTGCGGACGCTCTCCGCGTACCGCGAAGCGACCTTCGTGAACGCGCAGCTCACGATTGGCCTGACGTGGGTGGAGCTCACGCGGCCGTCGGATCTGTCATGACGTTACTGGCACCGTGGGCCGATCGTCCGCTGCCCGATCCCGCCACGTATCACCGAGGCTGGAAGGCTCCGAAGGTCTTGCAGTGGGGCCAGATTCGTCGCGCGTTCTCGGCCTTCAACGGCGACTATGAAACCAGCGATTTCACGATCACGCTCACCGATACCGACTATCTCCTCCGCACGCTGGACGACGATGCCGATCTGGTGAACAGCCAGGCGGTCATCCGCATGATCACCGATGAGGGCCGCCGCGCCTTGGCAAAGCCGCGCGTGGTCTATCGCGGCCTCGTGCGCGACATTGCGCCCTTACCGAGTTTGCAGTATCGGCTCACGATCAAAGACTTCTTTGCGGAGTTATTCTCGGCGCAAACCACGGCCGAGCAGGTGCCGCGCCGCACGATTCGCAGCAGCGATTTTCCCAACTGCGCGCAGGAGTTGGTGCCGCCGAGCGCAGAAGGCTATCAGACGAGTGCGAGCGCGATCGTCGGCGCCACCACGGTGACGATCGATACCGGCGTCGGGATCTTCCCCGCCAATACGCAATTCACCTTTGCGAGTCACACGACGATCTACACGGTCAGTAGTTCGACGTTACTCGATCCTGAAACTACCCTGACGTTCTCGCCCACGTTGACCCACGCGGTCGCCGACAACGAAGCGATCACGGTGCGCGCGACGTTCCGGGTGCCGCCGTCGGTTGGCGTGCGGGTGCCGATCGCGTACGGGCACATCACCGACTACAAGATCATTGATGGCGCGGACTACGGCGATGGCCAGGCCCCGGTGATCTATGTCGGCGATCGCGAGCTCCCCGACGGCCACGCGTATGCCGAATTCCTCTGGACCGGTCATGCGTGTTACAGCCCGGACGGGAAGCCCATCGAGCAGCTCTACTTCTGGAATGAGTCAGTCGACAACCTGGCGCCGGGCAGCGCGGCCGGCTACCTCGTGGTCGACAACATCCCGGTCACGGACCTGACCGACCTGGCGACCGAAGCCGGGAGCGGCGGGCGCATCTGCCTGCCCGGCTACGACAACTGGGACGACCAAGGCTTCGCGACGTCCTATCGCGATTACGGCGGGCGCCGGTATACGGTGCTGTTTCTGCGGGGCATCTGGCGCGATTGGGCGCTTGGCATCCTGGCCGCGCCGGCCAATCTCGGCGGCACCCCGTTCTGCGTCAACGCCTACGGCTGCGACACGGTCGGGGACGGGACGGGCGATCTGATCCAGGACGCGTTCGCGCAGTATCTGCACGTCTTGCAGAACTGGATCCCCCCGACGGGCGACGGCTATCAATCGGGCGCGTGGCTCACGTCGCCGGTGTTTGCCGACGAACCGCGGCCGATGATTGACGATACCAGCTTCGCCAGCGCGCAAGCGCAATCGGCCGTGTATGTGACGGGCGGCTTCCGCGGCGATTTCCTGATCGGCGCGAAGAATGAAGCCATTAGTGCCCGCGCCCTCATTGCCCGCTTGAATGTCAGCTTTGGCTGTGACGCCGGGTTCAATCGGCACACGCAATTCTTCGTCAACCTCGTGAACACGAATCTCGCGACGACGACCCTGCAGCCGGCGTTGACCTGGGTGCGCGATATCTTCAGTAAACAGTTCGCGATCGAATCCCGCACGCGCGAGCTCTACACCACGATCGCGTACCGGCACACCCAGGATTATTTCGACCGCGCGCCGAGTGGCTGGCGAGCCAGCGGCCCGGATACCTTGACGGCGCCGGTCTCGCCCGATGTCGCGCTCTACATGGTGCGCGGGAAAAATCGCGACAGCGATCCCGATGAGTACACCCGCGGGAGCGAGACGGCGGCGGCGGTGCTGGCGCTGAAAGCCGCACGGTACGGCGCGGTGCAACACATCGCGACGCTCCAGACCGGGCCCGCCGGCTTCAACTACGAGCTCGGCGATGTCCTGCCGATCAGCCACTACGAAGGCGTCGGCCCCTCCGGGTGGGTCGACGTGCCGTGCCGGATCGAACGCATCGCGATCGATCCGAGCACCTATACGACCACGCTCGAGGTCTACGATCTCCGGCCGGTCCTGGTGACACCATGAGTCGGGCCTTGAATGATCTGGATGGTCGCTTTCGGCCACTCGCCATCGAGTTGATTGCGCGCTGCGCCGAAGCGGAAATCCCGGTCTTGATCGTCGAGACCTTGCGCAGTGCCGAGCAACACGCGATCAATCTGGCGCGGGGCGTAAGCTGGACGCTGCACTCGAAACATCTCGATGGTTTGGCGATCGATATTTGCCCGTACTTGGTGTACGACCTCCACGGGCCGGACAAGCTGGAATGGCAGACCGAGGATCCGGTGTGGCAACGGCTGGGCGCCATCGGGGAACGCCTCGGGCTGCGGTGGGGCGGGCGGTGGACGCAGAAGGATATGGGACACTTCGAACTCGAGACTAGCGCGACGAAGGCCTGATGATCAGTCCGGCCGTGTGGCACTGGTTGATCGCGCTGGATGCGCTCGTCCGCCGCCCTCGACGTGGCCGCCGATGATCGTCGACGGCCCACAGGCGCAGGACGACACGGATCGCCGCGTGGGGCCGGAGCGCCGCAGCATGTTTCGGCGGGCGGTGGATCAGCTCAGGCTGACCGAGCGCGAGCCAGTGTTCGCCTGCTGTACGAGCGGGCGCCATGCCGAGTGCGAGATCTTCTGTCTCCACTGTGGCGTGCCGTGTGCGTGTGCCTGTCACGGGATCTGACCACCGGCCCCGCGGCCGGCGGCGCTGGATCGCCTGTCCCGGCAGCGGGCAACGCGCGATCGAGATGACCGACACGCGGAGTGGCCTGCGCGGGATCTGTCCGCAATGCAAGCGCTGGATCGGCGTGACGAAACGCACCGAGCGGCTGTATCACCACGGGATCTATCGTCAAGGGGCCACCGATGCCTGACTTTCCCGCCCGCGGCGTCCAGATTGCCACGGCATTACTGGCGCAGCAGCCGAACGCCTTGCCAGGCGACGATGATAGCAGCCGCGTGTTTATCAAGCGGGTGGCCGAGCAGATGGCCTACGAGCTCGGCCCCGCGTTCGGCTTGAAAAGCGCAGGACCAGGGCGGCCGCAAGGGCCGAGTCAGATCGCGTACACGGGCGATGCGCAGTTCGGCGGCTGGCGCGTGATTGATGGGGGCACGCGCATTCTCGAGAACCCGCCGTGGCAAGCGTTCCCCGGGCAACTGTTTCTGCCGGTCGATCCGGTCGATCATCTGCGCGTGCGCGATCAACAACCACCGCCGCGATCCGATCCCCCGCCGACGCCGGTCGATCTGAGTCCGATCCTGGCACGCCTCGATACCTTGGAAAAACTCGTCGCCACGCTCACGGACCAATGGCCCGCCTTGCACGGGGATGTGGAGTTACTGCTCTCGCGCATGGATCAGCGCTACGTCACGATCAATATGCCGTGGGGCATCAAGATCGTGAGTCGGCCGGAAATCGTGGTGCAGCGGGAAGAGGCGCAGAAGCAGGCCGCCGCGAAGTGAGATGCAAGAGGTCCAAGCCGTCCACGGCGTCTATGAGTACGTCCGCGACGGCGGGATCATCGGCTGCTTGGTGTTCTTCATCGTCGGCGGGTTTCGCCAGTGGTGGGTGTTTGGCTACGTGCTGACACGCGAGCGGACGATGCTGGAACAGCAACGGGATCAACTCTACCGAGAGCGGGATGAGTGGAAGCGCATTGCGCTCCAGACCTCCGCGATCATGGACAAAACGATTGACCATGCGGCGTTAATCCAGAAGGCCTCGGCGTAATGGGCCTCCATCTTCTCCACGCGGTCCCGCCAGCGCCGGACGCGGTGACGGATAGCACGTTGGCCGAGCGCGTGGAATGCGAACAGCGGTTGCATCGACAAATGCAACGCCTGCGGCAATTACAGGAGGAATGGCGCCAACACGTTCGGGCAGAACGGGAGGCGTGGCCGCTGCGCGATCGGCGCTATCATGACCGGCGCCGGCCATAAATGCCTGACACGCAACGAAATAATTTCTGGAATAAATTACAGCGGCGCCCGATGCTCGGCGCAGGGCTGTGTCTCGTCGGATTGATGCTGTTGGGCATCGTCAGGACACGGTGGTGCTAGAGCACTACTCGTCACCGCGGCCCGCGATAGAGCAGACGCCCGACCAGTTCCATCGCGGTATCGACTACTTTGTGCCAGAAGCCGGGTTTCGGATTGGCCATCAGGCGGCCTTCGCCGCTTTGGCCGCAAGGACGAGCGCCCGAATCGCTTCCTCGACGTCGATCAGATCCTGCCGGTGTTCCCACAAAAAGCGCATGAGATCGACAAACGCTTTGGCCTTCACAGCGAGACCGGCGTCTTCGTCACGAAGCGCAACCCGAGATTGATCGACGCGACCGCGAAGGCAAACCACTGCGGATCGGCCGCCGGAATCGGCGCGACGAAATACTGATAGAGCGCGACGCCGATCGCGACCGCATTGACCGCGATCGTTTTTGACTGAAACACGCTTTTGACTTGCATGATGTATCCGAGAAAGCCCGGTCGCCGGCCACGCATGCCGCACCCTCAACCGTCCGTCTCACCCGCTACCTGTTGAAGACACGCGCGGCCAGCGCCGGGTATAGCTGTCTTATCGGCTCAGCCCGATCCCGGCTTCAGGTTCGTGCGAAAATGCGCAGCGATGACCTGTGAATGGTGCGGTCACGATCATGCTCGTGAGGCGCTCTGCACGAAACGCCCGACGTGGGGCCGGCGCGGATTCCTGGCGCTGTTCGGCGCGGGCATCGTCGGCGCCATGCTGCCGGAGCTGCCGCGCGGAGTGCCGAACCTGCCGCCGATGCCGCACTGGTCCGATACGTTGAATATCTCCGGGTGGATCACGGACGCCCGCCCCTATCGGGTCGCGTGGTCCGGTCCCAGTACGGTGTTGAAGCTGTACGATGTCCACACCGAAGCCGATATTGCGCGATCGGCCGATGCCGCGCTCGAGGCCTTGATCGAACGCGCCCGGCAGCAGATTAGCACCCTGACCGATGACTGAATTTCTCTTGGCTCACGACA